TTATAGACATTTTCTCCCTGAAACAAGATAATCTGATTCTTCATCTTTTGTCATTTTATTTGATTGAGTGCTTACTGGTGAGTCTTGTATTAATGCTTTTTTAACATTAAATTTTTCCATTTGATTAAGTAAGTTAGTAAATGATTCAACATTTTTCTTTGTTGTTTCAGCATCAGAATTGACTAATATATTAATTATTTGTTCATCGAAGTTTTCTAAACCTGACTCATTAAGCATTGAACGAGTCTCATTCTTCATTTGAGATAAAGCTTTTTCTACTTTTAGTTCTTCATTTTCTTTTAACAGCTTTTCCAACTCATATTGATTCTTTTGGTCTTTATTCATCTTGGCTAGTTTTTCAGCTTCCTGAATTGCATCTTTCATACGTTCATCAGATTTCCTTTTTTCTCTAGCTAAACGATCCTTAATCATTTGAGATACTTCTTCTTGCGAGAATGTTTTCTCTTTTTGTTGCGTTTGTTCATGAGTTGTTTCTAAATTATCATTGTGCTTCGTTTCTTCAGTAATATTACTTTGATTGTTCTCCATGAGATATACCTCCGTTTATAGTCTGTCGACTGCGTTTTCCATACTTGCTTTTATAACGTCATCAGCACGTTTTGGACATAAAAAATAACCTTCCGTAGAAGGTTGAAAAAGTGTATAAAAATAGCACCACTTTCTATTTATGTAGAAAGAATGCTTTCAGTTTAAAACAATAGATTTAATTTTATTCTCTGTTATATCGTATAAAATACTACCTGTATCTATTTCTATTGAATTAAATCCATCAAAATTATCATATTTATCATCAAAACCTGTCACTTTTCCAACTAATACTTTATTATTAGTAAGAGTTAATTTGACAATTTTTCCTAAGTAATATTGTAAATTCAAATTAATCACTCCTTTTTAATGTAAGGTACCACGTGAAAACCAGTTTTAGGATAATGAATTTTACCTAATTTTGTTTCAATATATTCATCATTTACATAAGTTTTGCATATTATCTTGTTGTAGTTAATAATTTGTTTATTTCTAAATTTCCCCACATCATCAAATAAAGCAGAAAAATTAATAAATTCTTTTTTAGTTATTTTTTCAATCTCCTTAAGTTCCAGTGTAATATAACTTGGAAAGATAGAAGAATTATATTTCTTATTATAGTATGCTTTTGTATTTAAAATATGGCGTTCTTGCTTTTCGTTATTCAATTCTATCTTTATTTTACCACTACGTATCACATCAGGAATTTCTTTTTTTGCTTTTTCTTGTATTTTTTCTTTTTATGATTCTTTATTCTCTGTCTGATACTTACCTTTACGCTCAGTAAAGAATCTATCTCGCCAATTGCCCACATGTGGTACTGTAGTACTTCTACACCAAGGGTGCATAGGTGGAGCATTAACTCCAGGTATCATATCTTTAACTTTAAATACTTTGCCATTTAAAGAGTGACATATTTTAGATGTTTTCTTATCTATTTTGTCCACGTATTTATATTCGCCATCTTCACCTAAATCTTTAAGATAAGTTAACTTCTGTGATTCAGCCTGCACACGTGCTGATTCAGTAACTAACAATCTACTTGCATTATAAGTAGTTTGGATTAGCTTTAATTCAGTCTTCACTATCATTAATATCATCTTCATCATCTAAAAAAGCTAAATAATAAAAAGTTCGTTCATCTTCAATAATTCCGTTTAATGTATCTTTTCCCGTTTCTACCATATCTACAAGTGGTCCATTTAACTGGAAACCTGCAGTAGTGATATAAATCAATAGTGGTTGTAAACGTGCTGCTCTTGAGTTTTTAATAACTGAGATAAGTTTATAATCTTTAAATTCGTGTATTTCATCAAAAATACCTATATGCGTATTTAGTCCATCTAGTTTTTCACTGTCTGATGCTTGCGGTTCAATTTTAGATATCGTTTTATCATAATGAATGGCATCACGTAATGATCTAAAGTTTTTCTTAAGTACTGGACTTGCTTTTATCATAGCCTTAGAATCATCAAATAATAATCGTGCTTGTTTCATTGTATTTGCTAACATATGAATTTCAGCACCATTTTCTCCATCTTGCGACACACCATAAATTAGCAAGCCCTGAAATAGTCGTTGTTTTACCATTCTTACGCCCAACAAATACAAGCGCTTCTTTAAATCGTCTTAACTTTGTTTCTTTGTGTCCCCAACCAAATAGGCTACCAATAATAAAATGTTGCCATGGTTGTAGTATTAATTGGTTATTTGTACCCTTTGATGGCTTACAAAATTTCTCTATAAAACGTATTGGTCTATGTGATAATTCTTCATCAAAAATCCACTTTTCATGACCTTTTAAGTATTTAAGGTGTCGCTCACATTCTTTTATCACGTATTTATTTGCGACAATCTTACCTGCTACTATTTGTTTGGCATACCATGTCGTTAACAATTTAGGTGATGGTTTATTTAATATTTTAATAGTCACCGAAACCATCTTCTTGTTGTTGAACTATTTTTTCTCTTTGTGCAGGAGTTAAACCTAATGACTTCAACAAGTTATTCAATGTTTGAACAGCCTTAGTTAATTCAATACTAAGTGGATTTTTAACAATATTTGTTGCACCTGCTTTATTTGTATGACTCATCATTAAATCACTATCTTTTAATTCATCTCTTAATCGACAATAAAATTCGTAAGTTTCTAAATATAAAGAAATAAGTATGTCATCAGATTTTTGATAATCATCAATATATTAAATTAACTTATTTTTTGTTATTTTCATAGTTAGCCCCCTTTCACGAAAAAGTTATCTGCATTGCGAACGAAGGTCCCCCCTCCGGTTCCCGTCGGAATTGCTTTTTGCTTGATTAGTAGGGGGGGGGTATAAAAATTATTTATTTTGAAATTCAAAACAATTTTAATTTTTAAATTTTCATCACTCTTACATTTCTCTCATTCGTTTTGTCATTATCGTTAGCATGAATTTTATTATGACAGTCTTGGCACACTGATATTAAATTTTCCAGGTCTAATGCTTTAGTAAAATCAGTATCTACATAAACAATGTGACAGACTATCTTAGCATTGGTTATCTTGTTACGTGCTAGACATTTCTGACATAAGTAGTTATCCCTATCAAGTACCATACTCCTTAACTTGCTCCATGCTTTTGAATGATAGAACCAGTCATACTCATATTGTTTACGTCTGTTCTTACCTTCATCTACAACTCTAGCCATACCTACACCACCTTTATAGGAATAATAAAAAGACGTGCCACACAAGTGATACGTCTTCTGATAAGTATTCGTCTTAATGTATAAGTCTATCTAATCCACACTATCATAATATATTTAAAATACGTTTCAAATGCACAATTAATGCACAAACTTATTTCATGCCTACATGCATAGCAACTGCTTTAACAAAATTTCTTCTAATACTCGATACAGTATTGCGATGCATATGACATTCACTAGCAATCTGTTCCATCTTTAAATTTCTATACTTATTCCAGTACTTCAACTGAATAACTTTCTTACGATCATCAGATAATCTATTGTAAACATACTCTACTGCTTCAACCATTTCTTCTAAGTTACGTAACATTTTGTTAGTTAATAATCGTGTAGCCATCACTTCAGTAGTTCTAACTGGTAATCCTTTTTCTAATGGATCATAGACAATATTTTTATCTGTCGATTTGCTAGGATTTAATATTGCTAACCTAAATCTATCTATTTCTTTTTTATTTTCAGAATGACTATATATTTCTGACTCTATATATTTGAAGGTACCGGGTTTAATTTCTTAAGTCGTAGATATTTCTGACCTCCCTAAAATTAATCTTTATTAAAATAGTTTCTTATAATTAAAAATAAAGTGGATAGAGCTACCATTAGGGTTACGATTGTCATCAATATAGTAATAAAATCATTGGAAGTTAGCAATGAATAATTATGTATATCCGACTTAAATATTACAAAAAATGTAATAATTAATAACATATAAAAATATATGAAAACTAATACATATAGATATTTCATCTTATCTTTTCTAGATTTACTGTTTTCAGATGAATTAGTGGTTAAATCAATTTCATTTTCTTTAAATTTTTCGTTATAATTTTTCGGACTATTATCATATTGTATCACCTCATTAATTAAATTCGACCTATCTTCTCTGTCTAAATATATATTTTCAATTAACTTTACAATAATGATGTTTCTAAAGTCCTCTTCATTTTTTAGTTTTTCAATTTTTATATTATTTTGATTTGCCACTCCATTTAAAATACCTTTTAAAACTAAATTATCAAACTTCTTATAATAATATAGGTAGTCCATCATTTTTTCTACAATCTTTTCATTACAATTTTTCACTAGTTTATTACTGGTTATATAATTGTATAACCATTGAATAGCTAATGGTAAAAAAGCTAACATAAATGGATATATCCATGTTGAGATAATTCCTAAGAAAAATTTCAAAATAAAGTCTCCTTTAAATGTATGTATCAATATAATAATTATATACAAATCCCACAATATAAAAAAGATTTATTTCAATAATATTTTAACATTCAATATTTTTTAATTTCTTATACCTTTCAATCGCTTCTTCTCTACTTTCTGCTTCAATCACATAAAATTTTTCATTAATCCGTTGCTACATCACTTCGATAAATTCATCACTATTATCTATTACTCTAATAATATAACCCTTAACTACTCCCTCTTTAACTCCTAGATCTAATGGCTTAATAGAATATACTGCGTTCTGTGTACTAATCATATTTACTCGTAATTCTCTAGTCTTAATCTTTAATTCTGCTATTTCAAATAGAAATACTAGAAATAGTAATGTGATTAATATTTCTAAATAGTGATATTAACTTGCATATGTAATTGCTATGCTTAAACTTACTTCTGCGATTAAGAATAAACAAATTTTTAATATTTTATTACTTAAATAGCTATATAAACAAAAAGATATTAATGTAAAAATTGTTGTTAAAATTATAATTGTTAATTCTGTCATTTTTACTCCTCGATTCTTTAATTAATCTTTAGTATGGAAAATGCTTTAATAATAGTTAATGTATTAATTTAATTTCTTATATCAAATAAAAGGAGATTTTCAAATTGTTATTAATTAGTATTGGTTCTTTATTTATAGCTTTATTATCTTTATTTGTAAGTGCTTATAATGTTTTACGTACTTGGGAAAAACAAAAATTTAGTCTTAATTATCAAATTACAAATTGCTATTTCATTCTAGGTGGCGACTTTTATGCACATTTTGAAATTATCAATAATTCTTCCGAAACTATTTCTATTACAGGTATATCTATCAATAAAAATATATGTAATACAGATGAAAGAGTAATTCTCTCTACTACACATGGCCCTACACTTAAGACTCATCAAATACCTATTAGCATCGAAAGTTATGGAGCAACTCGTTTTTATTGTTATTTTGAATTAGAACATAATTTTTATTTTCATCAAGGAATTGACTTAGAATTAAGAACATCTCGTGGAATAATTTCTTCTCACATTGAAAGTGAAAATGATTTCTTACTTTCCATAGCAGAATTAATTGAAAAGCATAAAAATAAAGCTAATATCTAGATTTAATTCAAATCACTTTCTTTAATAAATGTTCCATTAATAGTTTTACCTTTTCGATTTTTAATTTCATCATAGGCGTACTGTATACATTCTTTTAAAGTCCACCTTTGTTGTTGTGCTAAAATGATTAACGTCACTACAGTATCGCCTATACCATCTTTTAATGCATCTTTGTTATTTCTCGATAATGCAGCAGCTACTTCAACCACTTCTTCATAAAATTTAAGTGCTTGTCTATCAGATTTACCTAAGTGAAGATTCTTATCTACACTCCATTTTTCCACTTGTTTTACTAATTGATCTAGTATGTTATTCATTTAATTCTCCCCTAATTTAATTATTAATTATTTAAATTTATTTGTGCCATCCAACTCATCTAAATAATTAAGTATTTGTGCTAGATGTTTTAATCGTCCTAGTTGTGAATAATAATCTATAAGTTTCCAACTCACATTGTTTCTTCCCACTTTGATTTGTACCGTTTCACTCGTTCATTTAATTTCGGATAATCATTTAGTAGTTCTTTTTTAAACGTATTAAAAGCTTTTAAGTTAATGATTTGTTTTCGTCTTTCATTATATAATCGACTACGCTCATCTAATAAAACTTTATGTACTTTTGCTAAAATCTCATACTAATTTTTTAATGTTTGATTTACTACTTTTAATGTTTTTACTTCTTCTAGCAATTTATCTCTATGTTGTTTCACTTTCTTTAATATTGCGTTCATCACACTAACTTCAAAACTTGTCTGTGCATTCACGTTAAACACTTCCTTTTATATTCATCTGCCCACATATACATCAGTCCTTTATTCACACAACGATTATTGCACCTTCTCGCAATATGACGTCTATCAATAAATAACATGCTAGATGCTTCTACCGTACTAGCGAATTCTTCTACAATTTCGTTATTACTATCAATGAGATAGAGTGCTTTGGATCTACCATCATTTTTGCGATACAACCTATATTTTTTAAGAGTTGTTGAAAATAAGTTATCTGCAGTAATATTGTTGTATTTGCTATCTTTCGGATAAGCATAATAGCCACTCTTTAAATTTTTGATAAATGTTTCAAATATGATATCTGCAGCACGGTATTTCTTATTTTTATAAATCACTGTTAATACACCTTTACATCCATTACCAAATTTAAATTTGCCATTCGGTAATCTCATTCTTCCTAGATTGCTTACATATAAATCGTACTTGTCACTATACTTCCATATTTCATGTTTCGGACTTACTTTCTCATTAAACTCTTGTTTCTTTTTCAATCTAGGCAATGGTTCAGTAAAAAAGCATCTTAGTTTGGTACTGACCCCCTTAAACGGGAACTTAATAAAAACACTATGTTCTAGGCTGCT